ATGGTAGATGATATTGAACAGCGGATTTATGATCTTGTACGGCCTTATGCTGGCTTCTATATGTTCACTAGAAAGGAAGTGGTTTTAACTCCCGATACAGACTTAGACACTGACCTTAGTATTGATGAGCTTGAAGTAGAAGATCTCATGAATGATTTCTTTAAAGAGTTCGCTGTAGAAAAAGGGAATTTCAATATTAAAAATTACTTCCCTGATGTTCCTTTTTCTTTCAATCCATTCAAGAAAACTGCCCCCATACCCGTTCCCGATTTAACTATAGGAATGCTTATCGAGTCCGCCAAAGCTGGCCGCTGGCTATACGATTGAAATAGCCGGGTAATTAAGCCCGGTTTTATCTTCTAGTCTATTTCCTCTGTGAGAGTATCCTCGCGTTCAACTTCAGGCATCTGAATTCGCTGATCAATAAAGTGCCCTACTGGAATATCAATTAGCTGGCCATCTTCGTAATCTTTGATATTGTTCTGTGCAAATGCTGGGGAAGTAGGATTTGATTCTATTTTCAGAATTTTGCTCGCTATAATGGTTTGGAATATTGATCCTTAATCCAATATGCTAAGTGGAAGCGAATATCGTCACAACAAGGAAATGTTATGGATTCATCAAGATTTATTAAGGCCATGGCTGAGGGAATCAAGTCTATCCCCATGGATTTATATTTGGGGGTTGAACGAACCTTTCAAGATTTAAATCTTTCCGATGGCGGACGATATTATCAACAACGTAATATGTCTGATGATAAGCGTTTTCTTAATGCCTTCAATAATCTCATTCGCGATCGATTTATTATCGCTAAAATAGCAGATATCATCATTCATGATACCCTCAGCCGTTTACCGGATGAAACCATTCAACAATTACACCAAGAACTTATCTATGGTGCCACCGGTAAAATTACGCGTATGGCAGCACAAACATTGATATCAGGTTATATCAGTGGACGAGTCGTTAGTGGCTTAGCGGCCAGTTCTGCGGTCACGCTGAGTTTTAGACTGGGTACCACCGCGATGGTTTCCATAGTTATGCTACAAGGGATCGCATCTCGCGCATGTGAAGCATCACGGACATTAGCCCGAGAAAATCCATCGCTTTTTAATAAGCTAAAACCGGATGATTACGATATGTTGTTCTTTCTTTTTGAGAAGCCGTTCGAGCGTTTGATGAAACTCAGTAAAATGGCAAAAAACAACCCTATAGCGTTGAGGCATTTTGCAGATGAAATCAAAAGTTATTAATGGTTTTTTGCGATTCATCTTCGATATGATTGGCGTTATCGTTACGTTCATAATGGCTATAGGATTTATGATTGCTTATGCCTTCTATGAAGGGATTACCGCCTGGGGTGTTGCTATCGGCTTCTTCGTGGTCGGCGCTGTAATATTCTGGGCTGTGCAAAAATGTAGTGATAAATTCACAGTAACTAAACAGAAATAAAAGATTGAACATCGCGAAGAGTGATATCTGACATTTTTAGCTAACGTTTAACCGGGTAATTAAGCCCGGTGTTGTATTTTACGCTTCAGTTAAAACAGCATCAGGCGATGCTGGCCACCCAATATCCGGCGCAAGAGAAACATCAGCGTTTTTCACTGCAACACGGTATTGCTTCCACGCTTTCAAATCAGATCGCAGTTTATCTGGCACATCTTCTTCGCTATCCACCAGCCCCTCTATCTCATCAGCAATAGCACCTATCATGTCCGATGCGTGAGACATAAGGGAGGCTTTCTCAAGATTAGAGGAAGCTAAAAGCGACCCTTTTAAAATATCGATATCTTCGGGTGACAGTCCACCCGTTTCTACCCATGTTCCACCAGTCCACTCGCCAGTTTCGCTATTCTTTATCGCCCCTTGATATTGGGCTTTGTAATAACCGTTACCCACTAAGTCGGCTGTCCAGTTATCGGGTGTCGCACCTTCAACATGATCTTCCAAATAGAAGCCATGAATATCTAATATATTAATCTTCATAATCCCCCTTATTGTAGAGAAAAGTTGAACAACATAGATATTGTCGCGCCAGATATAAAACCGGCAGTTTTTATAGTGCCATCAGGATTTACTGTAACCCTTGGGGATATAGCATTTGCACCCGCAGCACCCGCTACCACACAAACCACAGCAAAACTTGGTCGGTAACCAAGCGGTAATGTAGTAATAACAGATCCGTCTATATACGCCCCATTCTGTAAGGTAGCCTCGATATATACATGCCCCAGAACTTTACGGTACACCCCTCTTGTCGTCGGGTATACAGTCCAACCACTCAGTAGGGTAAGATTAGTCCAAGGGGTATTAGCTACCTTGCTTGCCGTAAATGCATCAGACTCAACAGTAGTCATACGAGAACTTAATAGTGCAATTTCAGTTGCCAGCTCCAGCGCATTTATCTGACCTTCATTGAATGCCGTACCAGCAAGTAGAATTACATAGCAACCCGTTGCGTTGAGCATCCGAGTTTCTGCCGCAACACGAGGTGTTCCATTTGTTCCATCGTCTTTTAAAACTAAGTTTTCGGTGACTGCGGAGGTATTAGCGATAGTGTTCACCCCAACAGTACCACCGGTACCAACATACGCGAAAACACCACTATTACGTGTGCCGGATAGTCCAATTGCATGCCCTTGAAAAGCATCCATCTGAATAGTGCCGGTAACCCCATTTGATTTAGCGCCATCGCCACGCCGGACAGGCGCACCCACACTACCGGGGGATTTGCCGTTCTCATCGGGCAGCCTAAATGTTGTAGTGCCGTTGCCGCTTGACCACTTCATTCTTTTGAGGGGATCGGCTTGCCATTCAGCCTCTGTAATTACAAGGCCTTTAGCTTGAGCCGCCGCCCATGCATCTGGGAATAAAGCCCTGCTAAGTTCTTGTCCATCGCGCGGGGCCGTTCCCTCTGGGATGTGTGTGCGGTTATCTTCCCACCAACTGAACAGTAGCGGTAAACCGCCAGCTGGCTTTGCATCCAACTGTTGCTTAGTGACTGCACCTTTCGGATCTGTGGCGTCACCGGCTAATATTACCGGTCCTGTAAATGTGCCGCCGGTAGTATGCATAAGTAAATCGGGGTTAACGCTTTCAGCAAATTGTTCCGCTTCATCTCTGGCAGTAACTGCCCCATCTTTGCTTTGTGTAGCTATTGTTGCAGCCTCAGATGCAATCGATGCCGAATCTGTCGCCGCCGCAGCAGCATCGCTGGCTGTCGTAGCGGAACCAGAAGCCGATGTTGCAGAACCTTCCGCTGCCGCTTCTGCTGACTGGGCCGCTGTCTTTGCCGCGACCGCTTCATCTCGTGCCGTTTCCGCCCCAGCCACCGCCTCTCCGGCGTTCTCTATCAGCTCCCTGTTATCATCAAACCACGTTTTCGAGTCATTAACCCATGCAGTCAGATCGCTCAAAGATGGAATAACCACAGTGGAACCATCTGGCGCAATAATACTCACATTGCCGGTTCCAGTGGTTATATCTTGCCAGTCTTCTAATAACTTCTGATATAAAGTCAATTGCACGGCTGTTCTACGCGCCAAGTCAGACATTGAATTTGATACAGTCGTGACAATTGCATATTCAGAATTGGTAATTGCTATAGCAATATTTCGGGTTATTCGGATTTTAGTATCGCTATCGACAGCAAGTATTTCATATATTACAACCTGCCCAGAGCCAGGAATAAATATCATCTGCCCAGGGGCGATTCCAAATATTGGGTTATTCCATAGCGTACCAACGCCAGTAATCACATTTGTCCCAGCTACGGACGTGACTGTTCCTGCCTCATACCAAGACATAATTGTATTCCTATTAAGTTATTTGTTAGGCATAGCCGAGTGAGGCTTTGTAGTACTGGTCATACAGTGATGTTTCTATATAAGCGCAACCTTTAGAAAATCCATCTGCGGAGCCGCCACCCGCGCTCTGGGAAATTTGCCTGAACACTGGGGTAATAATGCCGGACGAAAAACCTGTGAAGCAAAACAGAAAAATAAGTGCGGTCGGTGGGTTTGTCCCAGGAATACCTTGAGTTAGCTGCCTTGCTACTGAACAAATTGTGGCACATGGCATTGTGGGTGCAGGCGTCGTTAACTGTGGGCGCTCCCAAAACTTGATATCTAGCGGTAGGCAATTACCCGTATAAACGAGCTGCCCGTCCTTGTAGAAGTAAATCCCCCACTCTGGGATGTTGGCTACAAATTCTGAGAACACATAAAATCGGATGGTGTGAGCTAATCCCGCTGTACCCGCTGTCGTGTGTACCCGCCAAAAGCCATTCGGGCCTTGTTCGGCGTAGTGAAGAACGCCACCGCTAGCGCCTTGCTGGCTCCCAGTTGATAGTATCTTATGGAAAATGAAACACTTTTTGGCGTTTGGGACGATAGTTTCGTAATAATGCTGGGCTGATACATCGCCGGTGTAGTCTGCCGTCCTGTCCATCACCTGCACTAATACTGTGGGCGTAAACTCAGGGGAGGCAAATATCACCCCATCATCACGCGTTATTTGCATGCCAAAGCCGTCCATTACACTACCCACACGATTATTGAGTTACCCGCGGCGTTTGACCACGAGACAGTTCCACCAGAGACAGACACGACTGCTTCTGTTGCAAATGACCCCGCTGTCGTGAAATAAGCTTTAGCCCGAAGGCTTTTTCCAGCAGGCACGGTATACGATCGTGAGCCGCTATTGTTCCCAATAAAATAATCCATCATATAAGCAGGGAGAAACGCATTAATCACATCAAATGTACCGCCAGGCATAAATAGTTGAGCACCCCATTTAGACATATTTACACCTCCAGTTTTTTCCCAATAACGACGACGATTTGATCACTTTCATTAAATACTGTGATTCGGTTATTAACTAACCTCAGTTTCCCTTCGCCAGCAACAGCGCCATTCATTTCAAATGAACCATCCGCAGCCATTCTCGTTCCCGTTTTGCCCGAAACAAAATTAGCTGATTTCCATTCACCAATTTTTGCCAGAGTAATTGAGGCGTAATTAATGAATGCCTCATTAATAAACGTCTGCCCATTCTCTATTGCGAATGCAAGTTTATAACTGTTATCGCTTGGGTTATAAACACCGAAAGTATTTGCGGAAAATAGAACCTGACTTGTCCAGTTGGCACCATCAAATTCGACCCCTATCGCCATTCCTGCTGATTTATATACCCCATTAAATTCAGCTCCAACTTTAAGCGTAGTAATGGCGCTGCCCGTACCATCAACTTTAACAACCGTTTCTGCTCGTCGTTCAATAGCGGCTGAGTTTTCACCGACCTGTGATTGAACACCTTCAATTATTGTTGCTGTTGCTGCAAGTTCAGTAATAACTGTTTGACGTATATCGAATATTTCAACCCTGAAATCACCGTTTTGTTTCTTCCAACGATGAACATCAGCATCATTAGCTAGAGCATTTTCAATAATTGCTTCAGCATTCATATCCAGATCGGATGACAATTGCCCGAAGGTTTCTGATCCCTTTATAGCCTGGTCAATGTAATCAATCATGCCGGGAATATCTGACGATGCTACACCGGAGGCCTCAACAAACTCAGAAACACCAAACGCATTACGAGTCCTGACGTAAACATAATAAGTCGTGTCAGCCTTGATCCCGTTCAGCGCCCATTGAGTTGAACGTCCTAAAAACTGAGCCTCACTTTCAATATTTGTCGCACTAGATGCTGGTATTTCTCCTGTCCACCAAAACTCAAAGGTAGTATCTGTTGTGGCTGTAATATTCATTACCGGCACAACATCAGCAGAAAATATCCCAGGAGTCCATCTAACAGAAGATGGCATAGGGGGCACACCAATGAGCAAGCTGACCTGTGTTTCTGCGCCCTTCATACCATTATCATTGCGTCCACGAACACCAAGAGAATATGTTCCGGCTGGGATGCCAAAGAAGTTATAGCGGAATTGAACTGTTTCGTATTGAGCGAATACTGCTCCATCCAAGGTATAGACCAACAGCTCAAACACCAGTTTTCTGGTTGTAGTGGCGGTTTCCCACGAAGCGCTTACTTGAACAGTTTCACTGTTCGTATTGATGACCCGAAGATTCTCAATATTTGGGACACGATAGCCATTTAGTGTATCTGAAGGGACATCAAATACGGCTCCTTCGTCAACGATGGCTTGCTTATTGGGGTTATGCAACGTTGCAGATATGCTGTAGATAGAGTTATTTTCATCTTCAGAAATCCCCATTATGCGAAACAACCGCGTAGCTACTTCACTGGTTGAAATTGCAAACGTAGTACCATCTCTAACCCAGGCTGGAGCCACTTTCAGCGTGATAGTAGAACCATTAACTGAGGCAATTTCATATTTAGTGAACTTCGCGTTAGCGCCCATGATAGACATGGTGTCGCCATTCCCAGCCAATGTGGACACATCGGCATCAACATTGATCACTACGCCACTGTGACTAACTATACGTCCACCGAGCCTGGTTGCTGCTCGGTTGTTATCCATTAACTCAATGATGTCGCCTGGGATAAACCCAATAGCATCCCGCGCCATACGAAACGTTACTTTGTCCTTTTCAAGTTTGGCGCTTTCAACCAACCATTTTGCTGTCCTACGGGCCTGACCGCGTGACGTACAACCAAAGGCTTCAATGGTGGTCTCGTTGTATGCACCACTGCTGCTGATCATCTCATCATCAGAGTAGTATTCTTTCACTTGTTCCCAACCGTTATTGGGATCAGTCCAAGATACAACCACCGCGTTGTATCGCTCTGAGCGCTTCATTGCGCTATAAGTGAATAGCCCATCAACGACGCTGGCATTCGTTACAACAGCTACCGGGTCTTGTGGTCGGTCGATCATGATGGAAAAGCGCATGCCATCCCACAAAGCAATGCCGCGAAACATGCCCGCAATATCATCCAGCAGTTCGCGCGCGCTCTTCTGCTCGGTGATGTAGGCATTTAAGGTAAAGCGCGGTTCTTCTCCGCCGAAACCATCTTCTACTTTTTGATCACAGAACTGTGATAGTACGTACAGGCTGCCGTCATCAACATCAACGTATCCAGCGCGACGAGCCAACCCATAGCGCGTATTTTTAACCAACATGCGGAATATCCACGCCGGATTATTAGTCCATGCAGATTTGAAGCCACCTAACCAAAGCCCGGTATATGTGCGGGTTATTGGGTCATAATTATCGGGAACATCAACAATTATCCCTCTCAGATGGGAGGTTCGATTCGGTGTGTCGGTGTACTGGTCTCGGTCAATAACGGCACCACAAACAGCGGTGTATGGGTAAGAAAGGTTATCGTCAATGATTTCAGTGTAGCTATTCCACGCAGTGCCATTATTTAGAAGGTCACTCGTGCTATCTGGAGTTACGCGGCGCACACGGATATCAAATGGCTTGGTCTCTGGGGCATCAATAACATGGGCCTCCAGATATTCACCTGAAATCTTGCCTGTGATCGTTACCGTTTTTATCGGCGTAAATGCACCATTTCCCACCCTTGTCTCAATAACCATCGTTACCGAGGTATTTCTTTGGTTACCCTGTGTATCCTGCTCAACCAAGGCATTAACGCCCACATTAAGCCGAACGCGCGTTACGTTATTATCAGTAACCGTGCGCACCAGAGGAGTGGCCTGCGTAACGTCTGTATTAACAATAGTGGTGGACTCTATAGCAGAGAAACCATTGATTGGGAGCTGCGTTGCTGATCCTGGGCGCCAAGAGACACTCACACCAGGGACACTGACGACACCGGTATTATTGGTAATTGGCGTTTTATTCAATCTGAATGAGGAGAGGTGTTCCTGATCTACTGGGCCGTAAATTGGCCCCTCAGAAATAATGTCCAGAACGCGATAGAACTGCTTTGACGTGAGGTTGTCATTAATAAGTGTTGGCGTACTTCCGCCACCGCCGCCTGAACTCATATTTTCACCTTAGCTAATAGAGATGTTCCAGTCTTTGTTATTGCTGGTATCAATACCAAGTGACCCCACGTTTGACCCAACAACCATTTCACCCAACAGCAATGGAACAGGACGCCCCTGTCCGACTTTGTTTTCAGCGCTAGTGTATGAGTTGTTCGTTATCGAACCGCTTTGTGCTGATTCAGCCGAGGTCTTGGTTTTCATGTTCGAGGTCATATAGAGCGAATAAGCTACAGAGGCCACGGTAACGGCGACCATGATCCACGCTGCGGCCACAGCAGTTATTGCCCCCTCAACAACCGGAACAAACAAGACCGTCGCGCCATCCCTTAAGTGCCGATCCATATGGAAATTAAGCGTGTCACTGGAAACGTCATTACCATCAATCCGTATTCGAATTTTTGATTTATAGAAGTCACGTTTGAATTCAGGACATTGAGCGAGAAGAAGACGCAATCCCTGCGAGGTGGTATCAACTGTTAAAGTGACCTGGCGGAAATGTCGTCGAAGATTCCCCGCAAATCTAAATATGAGCATTGTTCATGCCTCCAGACAGAATGGGTAAGGCGTAGGTAAGCTGGCCGTAGTTGCTCTCGACGGCTTAGACGTCCGATGTTTTCATGATGAAGAATGGTGTTATCACCGAGATAAATCATGGCGTGGCAAGGGTCGGTTTCAGGGAATGCACGCCGGATAAGCACATCACCTGGCTGAATATCTTGCATCTCAATCGGATGAAATCTATTGGCTGGCATGTTCTTCAAGTAAAGGTTTTCGCCTCGAAGCCACCAACCGTTAGTGCGTTCAAAATCAGGTAAGTCGATGCCGCATAAGTGGTAGGCGTCACGAAATAGCGTGTAGCAGTCCATCACACCATGCTTGAAAGTCCGACCTAGCAGGTACTCTACAGGTCTAAATTTCCGAAGCTTTCCACCGCTAGCCAGCCACCAATCGATACCGGTTGCCAGTTGGGCTGTCCGATCTGCGCCAGATAGCACTAACTTTTGCCCTGGGTGAGAATGAAAAACGGCGGTGATTTCTCCCGCCGCCTCAGCATTCAACCAGTCATCATCACTTATCCTGAAATGTCGCTCAGGTGTCGGATGCGCATTCCTGCACTTAATCAGACTCCTCCCATCAACTATCAGGCCGCAAACCTCATCACCAGACGAGGCCGCGAACTCAAGGCATTCATTTTCAAGCATCATGACACCTTAGCTGAACCGGGGAAGCCGCCGAACGGCAGCGAGGAAGGTTTCGGATAGCGTTTACGGCACCCTGACGGATGCTTAGAACACTTATCTTTTGATGGGTCGGATGTCGGGATATCTTTATCATCAGCAACTGGCGGCCCAGAGTAACCACAGCCATCACCGCGATATATCCACTGGCAAACATCAGCCAGGATAGTACGCGCGGGAATAATGGCATTATCACAGTCAACAGGAGTGGCAAGGTTGTAAGTCACTGTCTCGAAAGTTTCCTCAACCATTTCTTCAATCACGTAGCGGGAAACAACTTCCATCGTGGTATCCGAATCTGGATTGCCACCAGGAAAATTAACTGCATCAAGATTTTGAACCAGAACCTGCCGCCGCGTTACGATCGCGCCCAATGCATCATCAAAATCGCTGTTAATACCGGTGATTAGGCCGGTGATATTCGCAACCTTCATGGTCGGGCGAGAATATGTACCTTCTGATTTAACCTCAAAGCCTTCAACAGCTATCGGATAAGCTGAGTATTGCCGCCCTTTCCAGATAACATCACCGTAATAACCGTTAGTTCCAGAGTGAAAGCGGATAACATCACCGCCGAATGACTGCAAATCAACCTCGAATAGGTCAATCATTGCGCCAACGCCAGAGTCCACACTCTCAATTATTAAATTGGCTGGTATATCGCGCACGACTAACTCCCATTTAAAAAGCCACCCAAAGGTGGCTACTGTCTGAATATCAGAGGTTATCTGAGTTGCATATGATAATGTTGGCCCCAGAGAACTTAGACATTTGCTGTCCGAGAGAGGAACCTAGATGTTTGGCTGGCGTAAAAACAAGTACGATAATAACTATATCAAGTCATTGCTTAATATTCCGACTCATCCTCCTGAATGGCATCCCAATGTAGAGATTGCTGTCGGAGGGTTAACAGAGGTGGGTTTCTCTCATCTACAAAATCACCTGTTGCTGGTCGTATCATCCTCGGGGCGGGGAGTATTCAACTGTATTACTGGCGAAAAGGTTGCCAGAGATTTTGAAGAATACGGGGACTGGTACGATCCAATAAATTTAACCTGCAAAGGCATAGGGACATTAGCAGGTGAGGATATTTCCATTGCTGGCCTATGTGGCGGCGGATTGCCAATGTGTAATCATTACGGTGAAACATTGATACGGGCGGCACCAGAATGGCCTATTGAGGTCTTAATCTGGTGTCCACCAAGTAAAGATGCATTATGCATAGGCCATCAGGAGGGATGTTTCAAACTGGTTTCCGACCATTTCCGTTGCACGGGATTTTCGTGGGATGGTGATTTCATCATTTCCGCGACCAGTAGTGATATTACTATTTGGCATAGAAAACGATAGTTTCGCCAGAGCACTACCGCGGAACTTGTTCAAATGTGGCGGCAAGTTCAAACAATATACCGGTCTTTGTCAAACTCCAGGAGCGACAGACAAACATCTTCTGCACCCCCGTATCAGGTGGTGTCCAGTAGAATGCCTCCACAGACATTCGATTTTTGATAAATGCCTCAGCAGCTTTCGCAGCGTTTGGACGGTTACATTTACTGTCATCAATCCCTTTAAATGTCAGCGAGTAGCTATCCATAAGCGGATTAATGCCTTTAACTTGCCGCTGTTCGTAACCATCGCCAAGTTTAACGACGGCAACATTTGGCGCGCGGGAAGCCGTGAAGCCTTTTTGTGGGCTCCATGTGAATGTTTCTGGCATGAGGTTTTCCTGTTACTTGCGGAGTAAGCCGTTTGGCCGCTGCTGGTCTTTAATGGTGTTAAGGCTGACTGTCTTCATCATTGCAGCCATTTTCTGCATTGTGGCGTCATCGATGCCGTTAGTCGTCTCGATGTGGAAATGAACTTCCTGCTGAACAACTGTGCCACCACCACCACTCCCACCCTGCATAACCTTATTGCTGATGACCTTGCCATTATCGCCGGGGATCATGTATTGCTTGCCGGTTCCCGCCTGGTATATCTCAGGTGCACCGCCCTCACCGACTCGATACATTTCGCCTGCTGATACAGGGCCTCCGTTTTTACGAGCGCCAGCCATGGCCAGTCCCTTAGACGCTGCTAGCGCTGTGCCATAAGCAGTGGTACCGACCGTAGAAGCTCCACCCATTGTCGCGATGGACGCGCTCACTGCCGCTGGTGCCCATGCCGCCGCTGCTGCGGTTGCCTGTGCTGCTGTTGCAGCAAGAGCAGTAGTAGCCGCCGCCTGCCCCATAATTATATTTTTGACCTGCTGCATACCCATTTGGACTAATGCATTAACACCCTCTTGGATTATTGTTGCAGCAAGATTCTTCATAGCCTCTTCTGCTGACTGAGTACCCGTCAGAAGCCCAGTCAGCATATTGGTTGTGCGCTGACCTAAAGCATTAATGGAGCTCGCTAAATATTGGTTGGATTGGCTTTGGTTCCTCCAGATTTCCCACTGAGCAGCTAGTCGAGCTTGTTCATACTGGGTATTGGCGGCATTGCGAAGAGCTAGTGCCTGCTGCTCAGTTAGCGTTTTATCCTCTTCAAATTTTTGAATCAGTGCTAACTTTTGAGCGTTTTCATTAGCCAACGCCTGCACCGGGTCAACTAATGCGGCATTTTGCTGTTGTGGCATTACTGCGCTGGCGGCTGATGCCTCGGCAATAGCTCTGGAGTAGTCAGCGGATATTTGAGCACGACGTTGCTGTGACTGTTCGAAAGATATATCACCTGCCGCGAGCTGTCGGTCTAACTGTGATAAATCCAACTTACGTTGCTGCTCGGCCTTGGCGACACTATCAGCATCGATCGCAGCCTTTTTATCAGCTATGCGTTGTTGAATATCAAATATCTGACCGGCTTGTTGTGTGGCCTGCTGGATCTGCTGCTGAGACGCGCCTGAACCTAAGTCCTGAACAGCAGCAAGTTGCGCGGCTTCACGATTGAGTCCTTTTGTCTTTAATTCAGCAACGGCCATTTCATTGCTTAAATCCTGCAATGATTTAACCCGGCGTTTCTCTGCTGCTTCGGCGGCGGTTTCTTCCTTCGTGGCTGCGGCAGTTTCCTTTTTCAGCGCAGCCTGTGCAACTTGCTTATCATAAGCGGCACCAGCCTGTTCGCGGCCAATTCTGACAGTATTGTCATCAGCATTAATAGCTCGAAGTTCTTGCTCTGTTTTTAGTTGTGCGCGCTTACGTAAGTCTGTTTCAGCAAGCAATTCATTTTGTTGGTATAGGTCATCTAAAACCTTCTGTGCTTTTAGGTCTCGTTGAATGGATAAGCTAGTTGAGTTAAACCGCTCTTTGGCCCCACTAGCGACGTTAATTGCTTGTCCTAACTTATTCATCATTCCAGCGACAACGCCCGCTTCCTGACCATCTCTTCTGAGGAGATCTATTCCTTCAAGCAAAGTTCCATTTAATGCAGCTCTGCCGATATTTACAGCGTTTTGTGTCTTATCTACTCTATTTTGTGCAATTGAAAGTTCATTGGCTGCAATCGCAAGCCTGTCTTGAGCACCAGTTAACGCCTCTGCCGCTTGTCGTCCCGTTGTCGTATTTAACCCGTAATCTTTTATTACTTTAGTGTAATTACTGACGCTATAAGCAGCGTTGTCATAGGCTTCTTGGGCCACTGCCAATGATTTATTTAATATTGGCATTGATGAATTGAGTTTTGCTATTTCAGCACCAAGCTGAACGTTACTCATCTCTTTCATTTTTCCGACTAAAGCAGATACTCCGTCAGCAAGTTCATTAGCCTCTTTCTTGGCTTCCTGTGCTTTTTGGTAGAAATAGAATATTGCCCCGGCCGCTAATGTAGCTGCTCCAACAGGACCACCGACTAACGACAAAGCACCACGCAACAAGCCACCAGATATAGATGCCGCAGAGGCCGCCGCAGACGCTTGCTTTTGAGCCAAGACGTTAGCAACAAGCGCCCGATTATAATTACCAGTAGCAGTTGCTGCCTCAAGGCGAGCAGCCGATAATCTCACTTCGGCTGCTGTCGAGTTTGCAGCATTGAATGCACTCGCCTTTTGCATCTGCGCGAGTGTTATCTCCTCAATTGCTCTGACTTTCGCTGACTGAGCCGCAATAAGGTTAGCTGCTGACTGATTAGCTGCGGCCTGTGCTGCAAGATTGTCAGCCAAAGCAGCTTGACGCGCTGATGATGCTTTTTGCACCTGAGCCGCCGATGCTAATGTGAGTGCAGCAACGTAGCGAGAACCGATTATTCCTGCAACAACACCAATAACAGTAGCGATCGATTCAAGGTTTTCACTGAGTGAAATAACTGATGAATTAAATACATTCAATGTTGTATTGACTGAAGATGATTCACCAACAAATTTAGTAATGTTATTAGAAGCAACGGTAAATGCCTGCCCCATAGTGAGAACCGTATTGCCGAACTCTTTGGCAATCGCATCGCTTTGCTTCAGTAGTCCATTAACAACAACATCCGTTGTTAATTTACCTTCAGCCGCCATAGCTCGGAGCTGACCAACGGTAACACCAAGAGAATCTGCTAGAGCAACAGCCAACCGGCTGCCGTTCTCTGAAATAGAGTTAAACTCTTCCCCGCGCAGCACACCAGAAGCTAATGCTTGTGAAAGCTGGATCATGGTCGAACTGGCTTCTTCGGCCGTTGCGCCGGAAACTACCAACCCCTTGTTAATCGTGGTTGTTAATTTGGCTAGGTCTGCCGTACTGGTTCCCGCACTTCTCGTGGCCCTTTCCAATCGCCCGTATAACGTGGCGGTTGCCTCAAGACCAGCGCGTGTATCCTGAGAAATATCAAATACACGATTAGTTACGGTGAATAAATCTTCATTAGCCCTTACTGCGTTAACCAACTTATTACTTACTGTTACCCATGCATTTCCGTATTCGGCAACCTGCTGGACTGACAACGCGGTTGCTAATGAGGTTGCCACACGACTTAACGAAAACATGGACTTTTCAGCGCGTTCAACTGACTTTGCAGTTGAATCAAATTTCCCTTCCATCTGATCAAGACGACTATTTACCTGTTGCTGTGACGTGATCAGCTTGCCTAATTCCATGTCTACCTGATAGACAATCCCGCCCACATCTTTTCCATCAGACATTCTTCGCTAACCTCGCCTTTTCTTGAGCAATTAAACGTTCCTGGAGGCGATCATCAGCATCCATGATTTCATCGTATTCTTCGCGGGTGAATCCTTTATCTTCTGGGTACTTAGCTTTGAGCAGTAACTGAAACTCGGTCATCGTTAACTGCTCGGCTTCAGCGCGGGACATGTTGAAATGAATTCTGGCTGAGTTGATGTAATCCATTGCATTAAATTCGGTGCTGTAATCGTTGTTACCTTCATTCTTTTGTAGCTTTCTTATTTTGGCTTTGCCGATCACACCATGCTCAATTAATTCTTTAGCTATGGTAATTACTACTTCTTTAGAAATTTTACCCGGACGGTAAACAATACAATTACGCCAGCCTTTGAACTCACCTATAAGCTCCGCTACTGGCATGTCGCAACAAGCCTCGATAACCCTTATAGCGGCAGCAAGAATATGAGCAGAGCATTGCTTGATAGCCTTACTTGGTATTAACGATGCTGGCAGGTTGGCATTTATTGCCGGAGTCAAAACCTGATTTAATTCAGAACCGTTCAACACTGCGTATGTTTCGACAATCTCAGTGGCTGCACCGATTCTTGTCATATTCTTTAATGATGGACGGAAGAAATAATCTTGCTGACTCACAGTGTCAGACAGGAGCATTTCGCCAATATCAAGCATCGGTGTCATGGGGAGTCCTGAAATTTAGGTAATAAAAAAACCCACAGTTAAGTGGGTTGGGCTTTGGTCGTAGGACTTAACTAATTAAGCAACTTCAGCGCCGTGGATCAGGTGGCGCAGAGCTTCTACCCCGTTAGCGTTGTAGCGGAACGCCTCAACTTGCCCTGTCAGCTGGATCCAAGAGGCGACAATAACTATCCAATTCACCGGTGTAATACCGACGCCGAAGGAGGTATTTCGTAATTCGTCAGGTGATTTTTATCGCTGCTCTTGTGAATTGATCGATGATAATGGGAAAAGTTATACAACAAGTAATTATGGTTTTTGTAAGTTGCACTCACCACATAAAGAATTTAAGCGATTCACTGGTTAGGTAGAAAGAAAAATCCAATACGGATTCAACACAATAATAAGGGAAAAGAATATGGGCGAGTAGAACAAATCACTGTTTATAGTCATATGGATAATTACGTTCTTCCCATGCTACAGGATGGCAAGAAAAGCTGGGTTTGGGTGGCCTATGGCTATCTTGTTGTCCATTCCCGTTATCCACTACATAACACTATACTTCTTCGCTTTCAGAAAGTGGCCGACTTTGCCTAACGCATAACAGAAAGCCAGCCTGAGTGGGCTAATCAGTCTTTGTGGTTCTTTTCTTATAGACGCTTCTTATTATTCCTAACGCTGTAAATACACCCCCAAGAAAGATTAAGAGAGCACCATAACGAATGTGATTTTCCCTTGCGGCTATCAGAAAAATGTTATCTACGCACTGCTGATCAATCAGTGCGCAAGTGGACATGTTATACGCTATTATTGACCATACAACCCCTGCAATCAATGCACCCAAACCCCAAGTCGTCATATCCAATCCTTTTATGGTCTTTCGAAATTTTAAATAAGCAAAAACCCGCCGGAGCGGGCTTGAAGTCAACTACCGTTGCGTTTTTTCGCAATATATTCCCCAATATTATTGGTTAGACTTTCACGAACTTTGACAATGGCTTGATCTCTTATGGTCGTTATAGCTTGCTTTTGATTATCGTCTAATTCTTCCCACTGAGATGCATCAGGGCCAATAGAATCATGATATTTATTCAATTCATCATCACAATGCCCAAACGCCTTTGAGGAAATATCTGCGGTAGGGGCTGATGTGCCGGCTTGCGTATCTGCATAACTGAAGATGCATTTGCTCAAGCTTTCAGCTGTTTTTTCTAAATCACTCGCATTCGCCCCAAAACAAACTAAAAACACTAAACTAATTATTCTTAAGTTCATATGCGCATCCAATCGACAAAACCGCCAAAATCCTACCACGACATTTTCTATAGCTACAATTGCTATATAACAGAGAAAGGAATCGATTTCCTTCTAGATGATGGCGGGCTGAGTGCGATATTGAACGTTCAAACAGACTTACTCAAGACAGACACGACTTCGCAAAAGCGCTAAATCAAAAACCTATATTCGAAAAGCTCAAGCAAGAACTCACTGACGCCCCATTTGATTTAGTTAAAGACATTAGTAAAACGTGGCTAACCAAACAAATAAAAGACAGGCTTGGCTTGATAGATTCAGATATAGCTGAAGCTAGAACACAAAGACTCGCACTCGATGGGTTGTTTAGCGCACGGACGCGTTAGAAAGCAAAGCCCATTTCGGGTTTTGCTTGTGTAGGTACTATTATTTACTCTTCAAGATACCTACCACTTATCTCATCCAATGCACAGGAAAGCATCTTAACTGCCCTGCATTGCCTGTCTTTCCCGGCACTTCTGTTGAATGGCGACTTACAAAACTGACTCATTTTCCCAGCCCAGTAAGCTTTAACTATTGAGGAGTCCACCAGCTTTATACATGCAGTATGTTCTTTCACGGAATAACTACGAATACATGCTGCTTCTGATACCAGAGCTATCGCAGGTACTGGCATATTTTCATTTATCGGAGAGGAAACAGAAAACGCCGGACTTGATATAAGTAAGATGCTTAGAAGTAATTTCATGTTAATTCCTTGTGTAAAACATGTGAAATATAAAACTACCTCCTAATTAACTAAACTTCATATTAAGAATATTCCGTGCAAATATTACGATGTAAAAAAAAGTGTACGGTGAAGGAAACAAAAACCAACTGAGCGGTTGGTTTTTCAGTGTACGGACGCGCCAGAAAGCAAAAGACCCGCATTCAACGGGTCTAATTTTGCATCTGCGGCCTTACTTCGGCTTCTTGTAGTTTATGGTGACTTCCATTCCACTGGTTGGCTTATTGGGTTCATACTTCCATTTGTTGATAGAATCTAAGGCTGATTTCTCAAAGAGATTTCTCGGCTCAGCTTCAACCACCTTTGCATTCTCAACTTTTCCGGCAGCGTTAATATCATAAGTAATCTTCACATACCCTTCTTTATCGTGCACCCAGGCGCGGGAAGGATATATTTCAATATTTCGCTCAATTAACTGCGGGGTATTGTTATTTGAAACTAAATCATTCGCATTTGCTGTAATTTGAAAAAGAGACGAAAAGCACAACACCAGAAGCCCAAGCTTCATTTTATTTTTCATGAATTTATCGCCTTTCTTATTTGTATAATTAACGATAGCAGTAATAAAGATAAGGGTATAATTGGTAATGCAGATCAATATCGCAATATTGATCGTTTAAAACGATCAACTTTTAAATAATTATCATCAAGAGCACCAATAAGATGCTCTTTGTGAGAATTACGCGGTGATAGTAATATTACTCGTTCCGGTTTTAGCGCCATCATTCGTTGTGAATGTGATAGTCGCTGTACCGACTGCAACGCGGGTGACTAAACCCGTTGAGCTAACCGTTGCTTTGGTTGCGTCAGAGGTTGTCCATACACCCGTTTTATCAGTAGCGTCCGCAGGTAGAACGGTCGCGGTAAGCTGAACTGTTGCAGCGACCGCGCCAGTACTGGTTGCCGGAGCCACAGTTACGCTGGCAACTGGAATCGCCGAGCCATCAACGAAAGTGACAGAATCTGCATCAGCAACTTTCCACTCACCGGAGTAAGTAGCGAAGTCAGAAGAACCGAAATCTGAACTCCATGAAGTGGTATTGAAGTAACCCTGAATATAGGTGCCATCATCCACGCCAAGGAAATCAAAGCGAACCCATAGACCCGGCTGGCGGCCTGCTTGGACCTCATCGAAAATGTATTTCGACATTTTTACCGGGCCAACCTCGGTTGTTTTAGCTCTCTTACGCCACTCACCCTCACCTGAAATGGTCAAATCCATGTTAGTGACCAGGTTCTCTACCAGCCCCTTGGCGTCATCCGCGTCAGAAGAAATGGTATTCATCGAATAATCGAGGCCTTTGGTAGTCAGCGCCCCCATGCGCTTCCAGTCCGCTACCTCTGGTGGTGTTTCCGGGCAACCAAACGCCATCCGCAAAACGGCGACGCGACCAACCAGCTTGCCGTAACCATTTTGGCAACCTTGCATATTTTTTACCTCTATTAGTTCGGCTTAGTCGCCGTATTTAATTGCGAATTGAAGTCTGTAGACCAGGCGGCCTTCAGTGGTTGTTACGGGTGATGAGATACTGCCGAGGTTTTCAATGTAGCCAATGCAGTCATTCGGATTTGGATTGGCCTGAACGTGCGCGATTATTGCCTGTGCTGCATTATCCGCCGCTTCATCCTCGTTAACCGCGCCAATCACATCAACCAGGACGTAATACTCACTGCCAAGGTCGTTGCGAATTGAACTGCCGCCGTTGGGCCGAAAAACAATAAACTGCTCTGTCAGCTTGCCGGTATCACGCCATTTGAGCATTTGAGTAGTGAAAGCAGTAGTTAACCCAGACTCGACAAAGTAATCGCGAACACGCCGGTGCATTGATGGAGTCATAGTTTCATTTCCTCCATAATCGCCTTTTCAATGGACTGCCTAGCGTCCGCGAAACCTTTCGTAAGAAACTCTTTCTCGGCCATTGGTCTGCGGAATACCTGTTTAACGCTAGGGTCATGGACATATATCGCGTAATTAGCCGAATAGCCCACACGCCCGGTCAGCCTAGTGCCATTCGCGCTGATATCACGAAACTGAGAATTGATAAGGGTTGATGTATCGATGGGGGTATAGAGTGCAGCCTGTGACGCTCCGATAATTAACGCCTTAGTTATCGCCCTGACAGCTTTCCGGCCTTGAATGTCATTAATCAGCCTATTCAGATTAGCTTTAGCCTCTCTGATGCCTTTAACCTTCGCGCCCATGTCAGACTCCCGTGATAATTGCGAAATCGTCCGCAATGCGCTCGAATGTGTCAGCGTAACGAATGATATGCTTTACCTCATCAGCGCCATCCACCTTGGTCGGGTCAGTCGCTACCGAATCGCCAATCAGGATGTAGTCGCCCCGTTCGGCGTCAGCGTACTCAGTCCAGTGCGTGTTTTTGATAACGAACTCTAAACCAAGGCCACCCAGCTTTGCGGTAGCATCACCGCCGTAATCGCACATAATATGAATGGGAGGAAACCAAGCCTGCTTGCCATAATCATCTGGCTTCCCGTTCTTCTTCCATAACGTTACTGTTGCCGTGTAGCTCCAGTTTGCGGCGCTGCTCATAAGTGGTACCTCTCATACTGGTATGGTTCGCATTCATTACAGCCAACGACTGTGAACCCTGACAGCTGTTTGTCATCACCATAAATTGCCGCAAGATATCCAGTGCCAGGCGCTGCCAATCCATTAAGTATCCCGACTGTGCCCACTGTTAAAACTCCTTGAGAGTCCCGACCTAACATAATCGGACAGTCTGATGATGCCATGACTTCATTAACAATGACTCGGCTGGAAATAATGGACTCAACAGCTACTGGGTCAGACTTGAACATCATATTCATCAAGTCAGCGAGTTTTTTTGCTTCAATCATTAATTTCCCCTTACTGTCATAAACAGCCCGACCGGATTACCAACAGTAATTGGAAGCCCGCTAGTGCATCCAAACGCATCCATAGCCGTTAATGAATCACGAAGCTGCGCAAGCCCCGCCTCCCCATATTCAAATGAACGTGAAGCCCCTGATGGCGCTGATTGTGACTTAATCTTCCTGGCACCAGACGAGGCAGCCATTAGCGCTATTGCATACAGCTTGATTAATTGCTGAATACAATCGTCATAGCCTACCTCGTCTAAGCAAATATCGATTTTATCAACCTGGCAGATGATCAGATTCAGCACAACGTCCGGGATGAAATAGCCCAGTTCTGCCAGAAGTGATTTAACATCTGCGGGGGTGATCTGGGCTGCCATTGTTATTTCCCTTTTGTAGTTGCTGCTTTCAACGCGGCTTCGGCGGTATTTGCCCGATCTGTTTCGTCGGCCAGTTCATCGTCCTTTGCTTTCAACGCGGCTTCGGCGGCAACGAGTGCCGCTTTAAGTTCGTCAATTTCAGGGGATGGCGTGGCAACCTCAAATTCACGGTTATCAGTAACTAAGCGGACATGAGAAACCAAAGCGGGATGCAGTTTTTGTAGTTCAACCACATCCCCCTCTTTCTGACCAGCAATCCAAGGTCGAGTGATTACGTACTTTTCCATTCCCATCTCCTTAACTCATGTCAGCAGCATAGAACACGCCACCACGACCGTTAACGTCAGCCTTGATTTGAATACCCATCAACGCCCAGATCATGAAGTCGTAGTTTGCGTTTGGCATCAAGCGCGGCACTGCAACAGTTGATACCGGTGCACCAACTAACGGGCTGATGTATTCGCGATTCTTCACGTAACCGAAGAATTCGTTACCCTTCATTTTGAATGTAGAGCGGAAAGCTTTAATGCGGGAGAAGCGCAGAATTTCCTCACGCAGAGTGCCTTCTTTATAGTTACCAGATTGAGACAATGGCGCATCCAGACGGCGGCGAATCTCTGGGGAAATCCACAACACATCAACAGCATCAATGTAGTTGTCATCCAGAATTTTTGCGAAGTCCTGGTTAAAGAACGCTATGATCTGGTCATTAGTTGCGGTAACCAGATTGATGTTGGCACCTGAAGCACCTAGATCGATTTTCTTGGTGTTACGGTGGTTACGAATACCCTGACCAACATAGCTGCCAGCCTTGGCACGTGAAGAGCCATCCAGCATATAGTCGGCAATATGACTGAATACCTTCACCATCTTGCGAGCCTGAGACTCAACAACTAAATCGATGTTCTCAGACTTGAGTCCAGTCCAGTGACGCCAGTTCACACCGAAACCAGCAGTAAAGGCAGGAACCGGATCGCCATCAGTGTCAAAATCGATATGATCTTTGTACACCGGTGGCTGGGCATCCATAGAGATGGTTACTTCATCAGAGATATCCTGACCAACGGTGTACAGTTTCGCCGTCTTGCCCGGATTAATTGGCGTACCGATTGATTGCAGGTCAGTTAAGAACTCGCGGCCTTGGTCATTATCGCGGATCTGGATGATTTGGTTATCCACTTCCTGCCAGAAGTCACGCGTCAGAATGCCAGCGGCATTTTTAACGTAAGCTTCACTGTTCTGCATGCCACCTTGGATCAAGCCTTCAGTGATATTGGACTGAGCATTTGCAGCGATGCGTCGCTCTTCTTGCAGCGCTCGGTACTGCGCCATGTATGCGGCATTGTTGAAATGCCCGTCTGCGTGATTAAAAACTAACATTCATATCTCCTTAAGCAGCGCGAACGATGACGAGTTCAGAGGAAGCGCCAACGGTAAACTTCTCTTTCGAGTAAGCCACGATGTGATCAGTGCCCACTACGCCAATGCGCAGTACGCCGGCAGCGTCCACAGCCAAAGGAGTATCGACATTCAATGCAGCAGCAGCTTTCACCAACATTGCAAACGATCGGCCAGTCTCGAAATAGTTGCCCACTCCAATATCACCAATAGCTACAGTTTCGGTAACTCGCTTACCTTGCAGATAATCAACGCCGATAGCATAAAGCTGGATCCCCTCACCCGCGCCAGCAGTGACAAACTTGTCGAACTTGTCATCTGAACCGATAAAAGCCAGGCTGCCCGGCAACACTGTAACCTTCATTTGGCGGTTTTCTGTTTCTGCCGCGCCATCAATGTTAATGCGGTTATATCGAGCCATTTACGCCACCTTCCCCGGAATGTAATCAGCCATATCGTCCTGCGCGTCACCGTGGTTAAACGCACCATTTAGCCCAATAGTTGTTTGGGTTTGAGCAAACAACCCATCTAAAGCCTCACCCGCTAGCGTATTAACTGCGGCATCTTCAAGCTTGAATTTAGCCTTCACTGCTGCTCGCTTGGTCGCCAGTTCTTTATCTGCATTGGCTGCTAACTGAGTTTTTAACCCGGCAAGCTCGTCGCTCAAGGGCTTTACCGCTGCATTTACTGCGGCAGTAATGGCATCAGTGTTGACAGTGGTGTCAGCAGGCTTAGCCATCAGTTGGTTGTAGGCATCCAGCAGCTCGGCCTCAGTTTTGCCGTCAGTCGGCTTTCCAGCAGCTTTCAGCGCATTGGTAATCATGTCTTTCATTGGATTTAATTCTCCGTTGGTTTTAACTTCGTCGTACTCGACTTTTTTAATGACTTCGGTTGGTTCGCCAACGAGTTGCGCTGTCTGCGACTCATCGATTAGGTAGGATTGTTTAAACTTTTTTGGGCCATCTTCGTAGATGAAATAATTGGGGTAAATGGACTCAATCCAGCGACGAATATCGAATTCACGGCCAGCATTCAGCACATTGCTAATAGATTCGTAGATTTCACTGTGGGACAGTTGCGAGTTAGTACTGAAATGAAACAGAACCTTGTTAAACCAGCCTTCGCGGGTGCAATCGGTAGAATCAGCCAGGCTTACCGTTTCAATCTGAAGTTCCTCACCCGCAGCATTAACAAAAATGCCTACACCCTCACGTGGCGTTCCGGCTGGCGTCTCATGCAATAGAATTGCGCAGTGGTCGTAGGCATGGTTACGAGCAATCCAGTTGTATTTTTTACCCTTCGATACTCCCTTTCCTGCCGAACGATTCAGATTTAGCCCGGTTGATACGCCGACTGGCTCAACCTCTTCCCCCGCTTTCATGTCGTCTAGTCGATTAACGACCTCTTTACCCTTATCCGTAGCTTCGGCATAACGGCGGTTAACGCACATATCCATCAGTACGCGATCGCCGTCTTTACGAACGTTGCGAGCAAAAGCACCGATGTGATACTCGTTGACGGCCCGCACATTACTCGCGCTGACGTATTGGCCCTCAATCTTCGGGTGCCCATAGGGCATGGGCTTACCTTCAAGGCTTTTAAAGCCCTTTGAAATCTCGTCTGCCGGGTACAGTCCGCCATTGAGCACGATATCGTCGATGACCGGACAGACGTCCTTCACAACGATGTGCTCAACGCCATCAATGATTTCTGAGGTGATGTTTGAAGCGGAGTTGATGACCGACAGCACGTTTACGCAGATGCGTGACATGCTGAGTCCTCTTTATGGTTTAATCGGTGGTGGTGCTATGCCGTAACGCCTTCCGTCTCTTGCCACTGCTTGCGCTCAACTACAAGACGTTCAATTAAGTTAGGGTTGAGAAGTTTGCCGCTGTCATTGACAATTGCTGGTATCTGGCTGCAATAGCACCGGTATTTATTACCATCAATGCTGTACCACTCCCGCACATCGGCAACAGTACGCAATCGACCATGCCAATAAGCATGGGTCATTCGCGTTGTTGGCTTAAGTGCTGACAGATGCAGCAACATGGTATTCAGTCCAAGGCGATCTTTAGCCCACTCTGTTTCCGCCCACTGGGCTTGACGCAATGCACTAACCTGCTCAGTCTGAGCGATGTTCTCAGCCTTACTCATCGATACATCAAGACGCTTGCTGATTATGCTGGCAGTTTCTCGGGGGTTAACTCCTCGACCTATAGCGTCAGCCAGAACGTTAGCTAAATCAGCGCGAGTGGTATCCGATAACCCTTTCCAGTCGCTATACACCGGCACGTATGCCATCTGTATCTGATTAAGGTAAGGTGCACTAAACAGCAATTGAGATAACGTGGTTTGCGCGGAATATATGGGGGACTGTGCCGCAAGGTTTGTATAGGCATTTAATGTGCCGCGTTCAAATTCAGATGAGACATATGACATAGCCCAAATATTCTGACCATTACCTTCAAGCAGATAATCGTCAAGTATCGTCTGCACAATCTCCAGTAGCGCCGCCAATCGCCTTGCGTCCATGTCGTAGATAAACTCTCCGGCATTGACGTAATAAAGTGATGGCAGATCATCGGCTTCGTTATTGCAGATAATGGCGGTTGATTGAGAGTTATTGGTTTGAATGGTACCGGTTAGATAAATATCGAATTGCTGTCTGAGCGCTACTTTGATGTCGTAATACCGCTGGGCGATATCACTGCGCATCTTATTTACCTGGCGGCTGCTTTGAGTTGGGTCCGCTTTGTTTCTTGGTATCACCGGCAGGCCCGGACGTTTGTTTATCATCGGTCAACGGGTCTCCTATTGGTAGCGGTGGTAGCTCTATCTCGTACTCTGGCAAAGTTGGTAACTCAGCGGCGGCCCGGATTTCGTTCTCTTTAATAGCTGAACGCCCAAATGCGTTTTGTGTCTTAACCGCTACATCAGCCATCTTGTCAGCATCAGCAATTTTCTCTGCCTTGCTGGGCGCGAGTAAGTCAGACCATGAGATTGTAATCTCGCCCGTTGGTGGCTCATCAATAATGCCGATAGTCCAGAAGCGAGTAAGCACTGTTTCAATTAAGTCAGACAGGAAGCCATTGCGCCGTGACATGCGGGTTTTGGCCCAATCTTTCGCATCTTCAGATGATGCTCGCTCACCCGTTTGCATTCCCATCAACACCTTGAAAGGCATGGGTATGGTTGAGCAGAACTCATTAATGAGGGTGCGCCACGTTGGCTCAGGATCTCCCGGCGTAACCGATAACACCGTAGCTTTACCTGATTGCATGAACACAGCGCTATCAGTGCTATTATTTAGTCGCTTAACCTGCTCATCTAAGCCATCAGCCAACCCATCTGGCGGGACGCCTAATGCGGCTGCCAGCGTCTTAAAGTTAGTATCTTTATCGAACTCGTAATTTAGCTGTCGGCTGGCATTTTTCAGGAAGCCCTCAGCAGCGCCGCCAGATGTCTTTTCGATATCAAGCAGCTTGTTGAAGCCAGCCCTTAACAGTGGAACGCCAGAGGTTAGCGTCCCATCCTCGGAACCTTCAGCCAGGATGATAACGCGATCAGGGTGAATATTGACTTGCCGAGATGGTGCGCCGCTATACTGCCCTTCAACCGGTAATTCGGTATAGGAGTACATTTTGGGTTGCCCGTAATTCTCGCTAAGCGGGTCGGTATCCCAGTCAGAAACATCAAGCTGCGACTCCCATACGGGAATTAGCCTAATGAGTGCTTTCTCCTTAAGCGATCCGATGGTGGTTGCCACTATTGGTTCAGACCATTGAGAGTTATCACGTAGCTGAATCAACAGGGCCGAATAACGCCCAACAAGATTACGCCGGTCAGCGTCTTTAATTTGCTTCCAGCAGCGCTTGAGTAGCTTCTTAGTTGCTTTATCCCATGGTGTTTCCCCCTTGGAATCTTGCGATTTTTCACCATCAAACACTTCTGGGTAATCTTCCCAGCAGCCTTCAACCATCCTCTTTATTGCAGCCCCGGCCACTGCATTCCGTTCGTAGGCGTTGTAATACTCATCGAAAGTCAGGTTCTCTGGATATCCAAACTCCTGATATATCCGAGTTCGCTTAGTATTTCCTGACTTGCCGAAGCTGATGTTCATCATTCGGGCGCGTTCAATCGCCAGGCTATTCACCGCCATGGACAACGCTTTAATATCGATATTATTGCTCACGTCATCCTCCGTCAGCGCTTACGCACCAACATGCCGACTATTTCTGGTGGCGAGTGTAATGCCCGGTATCGTGTGGCATCCCAATCGTGATCTTCCTGCGTCGTATCCACGTCATCAGGGTTCTTTTCGTCTCGAACTAATACAGGGACACGACTTATCCAGCCGCGACAGTAGTCGAAAATGTATAGGGCTGGTTTTTCCGGCATTCCTGATTCTGACTTCTTGCCTTCGACAACAGCTTCGAGCATGTCTGCAAATATGGAGGCTCCGTTAATCCGAGAGCCAGGCTTCTTATTCGCGGGTATCCATGTGACTCCTTGATCTTCCATTTTCTGCGCGATGGATAGTTCATTGTCGCCAGTGTTATAAATGGCTCCATCAGCAGGGCCGGGGATAACCTCAGAACAAATGTTTGGCATTAGGTGTATCTGACCTTGTTCTTTCATTTCATCAGGCATTTCATCATCAGTTCCTGACAACCACCCATCAATCCATTTGACGCCTTTAGCGACGTTGGTTGATGACATGTTTAATCCTTTATTCAGCTCATCCGGTGGGCAGCCATACCATTCGCCAATCAGGATTAATGAGCCTGCTGGCGGGCAAAATATTGAGCCATCTGGCAACGTTGCGTTTGTTCCATCAGTCTGCGCCCACCAAAGGTTAGAAAATGGCTTCGACTCGCCCCAGTCATGAGAGCGATCAACAGTCCAACTATCAGGTATACTAAATGGCTTGATAACGTGAATGCTCTCATTCCATAGATGGTCAAACCGCCCGCCGCTAGTCACATCCCACGAACCCTCAACCCACGCTTTACGCTTGTTCGGGTCTTTGATATTCATCAGTGAGGCAATATAAACTGGGTCGAGATAGGGGTTCTCTTTGAACGAACCATGAATAGCCACCCTTGTAAGGGTTATTTCCTCATCCTGCTGAGTCTGCGGATTTGGCACCATCTGAGTATCACGGATAATTGTTCCGCGCGGCGCTGGCTCAATAAAGCGTTTCTTCACCCATGTATGGCCTATGCCAAACGGGTTGGTAGTGTTGAATGTTTCAAGCGGGATATTTGGCAATAACGAGCCGTCAGGTAGCGGGTAATCTTGTGGCCTGAACGATGACCGGCGACAAGAGAACATCGACTCATAGAAGTCTGCGTTAGGTTGCTTTGTCAGCTCATTAAAACCGATAAACGGGAATTCTTGACCGTGATAATCCCAATAGTCGTTTTCTTCTTTACCGAACCGAAACAGCAACTCTTCACCTGTGGGCCAGATCCAACGTAATTCCGATGCTGACGCGAGAAAGCGAGCACCATCACCGAACAGGCGATACATGCGCTTGGACTGGGTAATAATATCGGCAAGGTTCTTATATTCTGTGTCGAATATGACTCCGCGCCAGAACGTGCCGTAACCCAGTCCAACCTTTCGCCGAAAGCGAGCCAACTGTGCGGCTGTTTTACCTGGGCCGCGAGTCCCTTCGAAAAGGATCTCATCGCACGGACAACTCAACGAAAGCGACTGAGAACCAGGTAACGGCTTCCAAACTACGTTGTAGCTCATTTGCCTAATACCTCGCTTTGCTGTTGCTGTGCGGCTGCCTCCCATTCGTCAGCGCTGTTACAGGTTGGGACTGGCATAATGTTGTGAGTTACAGAGCCGGATTGCTCAATTTGTTCTTTGAACGCCAGAACACTGATGTGCTTACCCATTAACTCAAGGTTTTTTACCTTATTCGGCCATTTAATCTTCTTCAGGATATTCTCAATGGTGGTTTCATCGAAGTTGGTAATCGATGTATTGATATCAAAACCACTGAGTGTTGTGCGCCACACCTTCGGCCATTCAGAGATGGGTTTAATTCCACCGTCATCATTCAGAATATCTAATACATCCATCCGGTCGATTTCGACGAGCCTATTTAAGACATAAGCCGCATTTATACCAACCAGATCATTGCGTTGAGCTTTCAGTTCGGCGATTCTGTTTTGGATGTCAAGTTTTGACAATAATTGCGCGGCGATGCGGTTTGCAGTCTTTACGCTGTACCCCGCCCGAATAGCCGCTTGTGTAGCGTTTAAATCGATGAGGTACTCGCGACAGAACATTTCTTGTTTGTCGGTGAGTGCCATTTAGTTATCCAAGAGTTTAAATATGTCTGAGATTAATAAGCGATCTTCAAAGAGTGCAGGTGATGCTAGCGAATATTATGTAGCTTACATGCTTTCTAGATTGGGTATCAGTGCCGCTCTAACCACTAGTGGTTCAAGTGCGGTGGATATCATTGCTACCATTGATGGCTCAAAAAGCATCAGCATACAGGTAAAAGGATCATGGGCACGGTCACAGCCTAGGCAATGGATGGTAGGGAAAAAACGCCCGCACTCCTCCGATACGCTATTTTACGTTTTTTGTAATGTATCTGAAGATATTATGAACCCTAGAAATCCGGAAGTGTTCATTGTGCCAAGCAAAGATGTAGATGATTTATCAAGTTGGCACCATCAGGTTCCACTATTCAAAGTATCTTCTGACAGAGAAGGGCTTTATTCTGATAAATGGACTTTAATTGAAAAGGCACTTCGTTAGCAGGAACCAACTCAATGTGAGGCCTGAACTCATTAACGAATGCTAATGGCGGATATGGCCGCTTCATTTGTAAGTCTGAGTTAGCCATAACAGAATATTCCGCTGGTTGGTAAAGTCTCAGCCGCTGATTAGCTGATACCTCGATATGTGAAAACATCTATAAGATTCTGTCAAAGGCACTTCATGAACACCTTTTGCAGGGTTTTATAAATTCGGTATGATAAAAAACCGCCCAAAGGCGGCGAGGAATCAGTTACTTGATAGCCATTGAATGGCTTTTTCCATCTGTTTTAACGCGTTAGCCTTTGCTTCTCGCTTTATATCAGCAAGTGTTGTCTCAGGAGTTACCGAGAAACGCAGATAAAAGCTAATGTTTTCCACATTCATATCATTGGTATAAATCGTTACTTCTACGCAAACCGCCGTATCGTCATTTACAGGGGTAATGCTCCCAAACTCGATGTCCATTGCTTATCCTTGATAATTCAAACAAATCAGCTTTTTATACTGAAGAACTTTCAGAGGTAAGTAAAATCATTATCAAGTACCTGACACGCAGAGACATCAAGCCAGCCTGGTATACCGATTCGATGGCCTCCCAATCTGGTTTAGCCATTTACTATTCCTTTTGTCGTTATAAATCTTTGTGAAGCGCCATTGTGGTGACGCTTGGCAGAGTTTTATAAATAGCATCCAATAAAAAACCGCTCGAAGGCGGCTTGTGATGATTACCTGACGCAGTATCTAATGCTGTACAACACACTTGGTCCGAAGCTCACTATCAGTGATGCGAGGATCCCGCAGATACTGGAAATGCGAATACCGGGAGCCGTTAAATAGTCAAACAAAGGAGTCCCGAAAATAGCGGCGTACTGTAGAGCGGTGAAAGCAAGAATAAGTACCAAAAAAAGCAGCGCACTTTTCAGCGTGAAGAATATCCATTCTCTTATCCCGAGTCCGATATACCCATTGCGTCTAAACGCCCCTTTGTAGTCCCTTATGAACTTTGCCATGCCTTGCAACCTTGAGCTTAAATCGTTCCTTATCATTGCATAGATTGTCTGTTATTGGGTATCTACTGAGAGCCGTTGTGGCAGTGCTTCCCAATTTGCAATCATGTTTTCCTCCCAACGTTCTGGCGCCAGTCAATAACCTCATCAAGCCGACCTTTGCAGATTCGTAGTTCCCGCTTTAATTCCATCGCGTACAATCCGCCATCCCCCCAGGTAATACCGGTAAACTCTGGAACTTCACAGGGGGTAAGCGCTGACTCTGGCGGCAATAATAGTGCGGGTTCGGTAACAAGCGATTTAGTTGGCTTATTCGCGCATGATGTTAATGACATCGCCAGACATAGGCTTGATAGCACAATCATCACTCGCCGCTGCTGCTTTAAACCGTGCAACCTGTAATTCACTGGCATTGCGTAGCTTCCTCTCGTTTTCGAGTTGTCGGGTGGTGGCAGCTCGGTTGGCGGCATCGTTAGCACCGTAAGCATCAATGATGTTACCCAGTACCGTGTTTGTGGCTTGCTCGGCCACCAGCTCCGCTTCCGTTTTTTCGACCTGATTTGAGAGGCGGTAACTGTTAAAGAACAGAGCCGACACAATAACCACCAGCACTGCAATGACTAATCCGATGGCCTTATTCATCCAGCCCCCAGCAAGTCAGCTCGCTTTCCTGCGCTCGGCGTTCTATCTGCCCGTAACAGTTATTTGAGCGAATATTGCAATCCTTACCGCCGTCATATACCCAGCGTTTGATTTCAGCGCATGCACCTTTACGGTCGCCAGCGTTGAGTTTTTTATAGAAGGTGGAGGTGAAACATTTACTTGGGCCGATGTTATAGGGGCAAAACGACGCGATACCGGCCATCTGTGGTTCAGTCAGCGGTACCCGGACATTTTTCTTTACCCAGTTTATAGCCTTATCAGCCTCCAATTGATTCACCGCAGCACACTTATCCGCTGACAGCTTCATCCCTTTCACTACCGGCTTGCCATCGACTTGAGTCGCACCACGGCAAACAGTCCAAATCCTCTTTCCATCTGGATAAGCAACCAGCCGGTTACCCTCTTTCTCATCCAATAGCTGATCAAGAATTATGGTGGCCGGTGCTGCAACCATAACCAGAGCCAGGACAGCCGCGCTTAATTTGCTTTTTGTCGAGGCCATCACTCACCATCCGGTTTATAGCCGTGGCGGCGATCCCAAATCTTGACGCCAGCGTTAAGCATGAATGTCAGGGCCATAAAGAATAACGAACCAAGCACGCCAATCACCGTCCACTCATCAGGGGTGAAGCCAGCAATCAGTTCTTTAGCCCAAAAAATAAAACTACCACCCGACGCCAGGTAGGAAGCATTAGAAGCGATATTGCTCATTTTCATGATCTCCCCCTCCCGGTCAGCGGGTTGGGCGCGTAGTAGAAATAAAAAAAGCTACCATCCGGCAGCTCTACTTGTTCCCTCCCGGCTTTGGATATGGGAGGGGTTTAAACAGCTTTGTATTGAGCCGCTTTCTAGCTCGTTTATTCAGAAACTTGATATAGCGGAACTGCGTAAATTTATGTGCTGTCGCCCGGTGAATATTGGCCTGCAAATGTAAACCACGCGCACCCGCTTTGCTGGCCTTAGTGGTTAAAGCAATCTTGTGGTACCACTCGCCATCTAATTCATAAAACGTGCTTTGATGGCTACCCACATAATCAAAATTGCTAGCCTGGTACACCACACCGAAACGCCCGCACCGCTCATCAGCGAACGTCTGCACCCACTCAACACCGGGATGAAGCAATTTGATGGTTTTGAGTGCGTAACTGATCGCCCGCGATTCGGTATTTGTCAGCATGTCGTCATGCACCCACAGGCGGTTTAGTTCCATGTATTGCCGGTTGCCGGTTCCCTCAACGACTCGCCCACCACTGCTGGGATTCATTGCATAGCCCCATTGCATAACACCAACCAGATCGCGACCGGAGAAAATACCCAGGTGCAAATATGAGTTGTTTACTATGCGTTTGCTGTAATGAAAGTTGATGATAACCAGACGGGCCAACCAGACAGGAATTGTGGCGACATGCAGATCTGAACATCCGAACCCCACCGTTACACCGTCATAAATCACCGGTTCAGGCTTACCCACGGCGCGGGATGCATTTTTGTAACTTAACTTTTTCATGGTTATATATACAGTATTCCGTTAGGATACCACCGCTGACGTTAGCAGGGTGGGCCTTGGTTATACTCATGACCGGAAACATGGGTGTAATGGCCCTGATATGCTGATACATATCGGGGTCGCCCATTTCTAACGAGTGATAAATGATAGCCGCTTGACTCAAAAGGTCAGGCGGTTTTTTTGTTGAGGGCAAAAACGCAAAAACCCGCACGAATGGCGGGTTAATCAGATTTACGCGTACATATAGCAACGTACAGTAAAATACTGACCCATTGACCCCGCGAAGTCAACACGTTTTGCTATATTTCTTGCTTTTTCGTTCATTTTCACGACAAATGAACGCATCTTGTAGCGGTTGGTATAATAAACACTCAGTGGCGTTTAATATTTCTTCAACCTCTCGGCGACAGGTTTTTTCTGATGGTTTCCTAAACGCTGGTAACCCTGCGCGGCTCACCATCGCTCTGGGATTCGCTACTCCATGATAATACTTTGATATCGCGCGAACAGAGGAACCTTGCACATATCGGCTCAGTAGTAATCCGAAAGCCTTTCTATCGATGTGATAAATAATATCAACCACACTATGGATCAACATACCATCATCATCATTGCAAATTGGGCGATTGGGATAATCTCTCGGTTCTACGGTTGCCATATACTCAGCGATAATACTGCTCTGCCGTTTTTCAAGCCTGCCGGTATATACCCACGCCCCCCACTGCGATAGTAAGGTTTGTAGCCATGCCTCTTGCTCTTGGTTTAAACGTAATGCGCCAGTATTCATAGCTTCCCCTCCTTTCTCAATGTGTCCTGCGTGCGCATAACGCCCTCGGCGTGATATAGGCGTGCAGTGTCACCATCAATTAACCGGGTGCGGCGGTCGCATTCGTCATGGCATGCACTACAGCCCCACGCGGCCTGCTCATCTGAGGGTTTAATTCCGGTACCGCAGGTTCCTGCCAACCGATAATGCGTGAGTACCACTGTTTCAGGGTTGCCATTGCATACACCCGGAATACGGATTTGGCACTCACGGCCCCTAGCCTCTTTGCGTAAATTAGCCATGACACCCCCTAAGCCGCGTAGCTCATTAATTGACTGGCAGCGTTCTCCGCCTCGGATGGATGACTGAATGATTTACTGAGAATGAAAGTCCACAGCACATTCAGCACTGATTTGTATAAATCGTTGAATTCCAGCGCGTCCATTTTCGCGAATGAAATAGAGCGAGGTTCACGCAGCGTTGAGCCGTCCGGTAATTCGAACAGATCATAATGTCCAGACTCAACGGTCACCCAACGGCGAAAAGCATGGAATGATTTTGCAGTAGATAAGTTTGCAGCACGTTTACCGGCCACCAGCGCCAGATAATCGTCAGCTATCTCATGAAGAACCCCCTCATTTCCCACATAGGAAATAAGTTGGCTTACATAGCCACGCAGAAATTTAAGTTCAAATGGTGATATCGCCCCGCCCTTTGGCTCCCAATATTCAAAGCCTAGATTGAGCAACGAGAAGAATTTACGGTGAAACGGTGCGTTACGCACACGTTTAAATTCGCCGGTGACAATAGTCCCCAGCTTGGTATTTTTGACAAAATCCTCAGCATCCGGCGTGGCCGGTACTAAGATCCCACCTGTTGATTTGGTAAAACTATACTGCGCCATTTCCGCCCCCGGATGTATGGCACAGCAGCACGACGTTTAGGTTAATAGCTGTTCAGGCTATAGGCTTATTATACTGTATGACTAGCCAGTATAATAAGAAAATTAGGTCATCGAATACAATTTATTTCACAATAGATGAAAAAATGGGAGGTTTTGTGTAAATTGTGATAACTAGTTATTTAACGATAGTTAATCTTTTCATTAATTACTCAAAATACACTATTGCAGGTCGGCCTGAGAGCGGTAGCGTTGGATATAAAAATTATTAAGGTTCCCAATAAAATGAAAGCTAGCGAAGCCTTACAACTCATAACAGTAGCTACTGATCAACGTAAAAAACTCGCTCAATACTACACTGATGCTTCTTTGGGGCAACGGTTAGTATCAATGCTGCCACCTGACCTAAAACTTGAGAATGTTGTAGATTTAGGAGTTGGTGAAGGGGCATTACTTTTTGAAATTTCCAAAAAATATCCCGATGCTAAATTATACGGATTTGATATTGACCCTAATAATATAGAAAATGTAAATGACAATTCTAATATAATTTCATTTAATGGAGATTCTACAACTAGAACTGTATATGAACTAGCTAAAAAATTATGCTCTGGTTTTGACTTAATAATTGGGAATCCACCTTTTTGTTCTATAGAAAATACAGCCTATATAACCGAGTTATTGAAAGAAATAAATTTAAAACCGAAGACGAGAAAAGTTAGAGCGGAAATAACGTTTATCTTCCAAGGGTTAAATCTATTAAGAGACGGTGGGGTTTTAGCTTTCATATTGCCTGATGGGATTTTTACAAATAGTACCCTCAGAACATTAAGAACTTATCTAGTAAATAATTATTGCATAATGAGTATATTAGAAATTTCGAGTGGGAGTTTTATTGGCACTGAAGCCAAAACACACTGTTTAATTTTGAGGAAAGGAAAACCATTAAATTTAATAAGCCTTACTCATTATGATGTTAATAAAAAAAACATTCACATCACAAATAATGAATTTATTGAAAGAGGCGATTATAGCTTTTATAGTAAATCATCCTACATAGGGAAAACGCCGTTATCAGAATTGAAAGTTGAAATAATAAGAGGCGGGTATGTAAATAAAAAATATCCATTGTTGCATACAACATCTTTTAATGAAAAAATGAATTTTTTCGGTTCAGATGCTGAAAAAACCTGCCTCAATAATAAAGCTGCAATTAAAGGTGATATTGTTATTCCTCGCGTAGGAACCAGATGCATAGGCAAGGTAGGTATAGTTTCTTTTGGTTGTTTCTCGACATCAGATTGTTTGATAATAATTCGGTGTCATTATGATTCCATAAGGAATGCCGTATTAAAAGAATTACAATCTGATTTTGGATATGACTGGCTTCAATCAACTGCGAAAGGTGTAGGAGCAAAACATCTAACACTTTCCGAATTAAAAAACTTTCCTATAAGTATAATGAAAAAAAAATGAATATACAGTTGCCTCAGTTTTCGGAAGAAATTGTAGATAGAGTACTGGAAAAATGTGAGTTCCTTATTGAATATAAATACTGGGATACTATATCCGAAACAGAACTACACTCATGGATCGAAAACTTCGAAACTAAAGAAGACAGATACTTGGCTGCTATAATCTTAGACTCAATAATATTTAGGAACAAAAAGTCAATATCTACTTTTGGAGCAAACATATTTCAAATAATAATCCCTCAGTTTTTGAGTGAGTTAAAAATTTATGAAATAGACTCTATCGAGTCGTGGGAAAAATCATTAAGATCACCTGAATGTAGAAACTTACCTATAAGGTTTTCTGCCATTGAAAATGTCGACCGCTACCCAGCCAAGAGTTCTTCTTCGATATTCAGAGATCTAACCGATTACTTCAATAAACAAATTGGCATAATCTGTACAGAATTAGCGACGTTACCAGAACATATAAAATGTGTTGTTTTTTTTGATGATATATTAGGTACCGGAAGCCAATTTGAGACATTTGTAAAAAAATATCAATTAGATAAATCACATTTAAATTTTTTATATATCCCTCTCGCTGCAATTAGAGAAAGCGTTGAAAGGATTAATACAATGTATAGTAATATAAAAGTATATCCTGTTGAGTTTATCGACCCCTCCTGTTCTTTTTTTTCTGGTTCTAGTCCTTTAATGAACTTTAACGAAAAAGAGCATAGCGCTGAGTTTTTAAGTGTTTACACTAATATATGTAAAAAAAATAATATCAAATTAAAAAATTCTAAAGGTCGTGGAGATAATGCTCTAACGTATATATTTCATCATTCAACACCGAATAATAATTTAGCTTTATTATGGTATGAAGATGAAAACTGGACCTACTTATTCAAAAGGTAATTCTATGGACGAAAGAAAACTTTCAGAACTATTTGCAAAAAATAGAGCTGAGGAGCTACCAGACGATATATGGGGAACGTACGTTCTCCCCATAAACTACCCTGACGTAGATTTGAGGCAATGGACTAAAGCCTGTGTAATAGTAGGTGGAAGGGGGTCCGGTAAGACAATGTTTTTGAAATATCATTGTCATCCAACTATATTTAGCTCCAAACATAATAAAATAAACAATACTGAACTTAAAAGAATAGGTATATACTGGAGACCTGATACAGCTTTCACTCAACACCTCAGTGAAGAATGGCTAGGAAAATACTGGGATGGTGCTTTTAAGTCATATATGTGTTTATCAATATTAATTGAGTTTTCACGACTTGCCAAAAACATCTCAGTTTCAAAAATTCAAGATGAAAATTTAAAATACGACATTTCTAAATTTAAAGTACCAAAAGCAATTTCAAAAAAAATATCTCAGTTCACTGATGATATATTGTTGGTTGATGCCGAGGAGTATATACAAGAGGCTTTATTTGAGTTAAGCAACTGGATTAATATTCCTGACAAAGAAATCCCACCAATAAATATTGATATCAAAAGTGCATTATCTATTTTATCTATAGAGTTAAATAAGCTATCTTTAAATCTTAAAGATACAATATATCATATTTATATTGATGAGTTTGAAAACCTTACGATCCCACAACAGAAATTAATTAACACTTGGATGAAACATGGTATCCAGCCACTTTTATTTAGTGTTGCCTATAAAAAGAATGCTGATGTATCACATAATACAATTAGTCAGGAAAGTATCGTTGAAAGAAATGACTATCGAAAGATAGATTTAGAAGAAACATACCTAGCAGACTTTGGGTTATTTGCAGCAGAAGTTCTTGCTTTAAAATTAACAAGTTTTAGCTTTGAAAGTGAAATAAAAACTATAATAAATCATTATTCAGATCCTAGATATTTAGATCGAAGAAAAGGTGAGGATTATCAAAAGGCTGTAAGAAAGATTGCTAGTGACTTTTTGCCTAACAAATCTTATGCTGAGATAGCTAAGGATATATGGGACAATAAGACGTTAGCCTCAAAAGCATTTAATTTAATTAATGATGGGTTGGTTTATCATAAAGATACTCAATATAATACCTATGATTTTATTGATTACGATAAACCCGAAGCTTCCCTAGTAAATGGCGTATTGCTTAATAGAAAAAGCAATATTCCTAAAGAGTTAATTATAGAGTTTACCAAATACCGATCAGGTAAAGAGAGTAAATACCCCTCTTGGATACAAAATAATCTGGTTGGCACTATTTTATACATTTATAATAAAGTATCTTCTAAACCATGCCCACTATATTCTGGATTTGAACAATTTATTTTAATGTCTACTGGCAACCTGAGACATTTTTTAGAGTTATGTCATCAATCAATTTTGAAAGCAGAGTCAGACAGAAATAATACAATTAATTCAATATTGAATGGACTACCTGTAGAGACTCAATCTAGCGCAACAATAAAAACAAGCACCTTGGAAATTGAAAAAATATCTGACCTTGGTGCAAATGGTATACATTTGAAACGAATTGCACGAAGACTTGGTAAAATATTTAATTATAGTCAATTAAGAAAATCTCAAAGCGAACCAGAAGTTAACCATTTTACATTTGATTTATCTGATCATACACAATTAGACGATAAGACCAGAGTATTACTTAACGAGGCTCTTGTTTGGTCTGTACTATTTGAGGAAAAAAGTACAAAGAAAAAATCTGAAGAGGAACTTGAAACAAAAGATTATATACTACATCCAGTACTCTCATCTTATTTTGGTATAAGTTACAGACGTAAAAGAAAACTAAAGATAAAAATTGAAGAGCTTAAAATAATTTTTCAAGGAGATGATGATGAGTTTAATAAGTTGCTTAAGACGTTCAAATCAAAATGGAGTATATCTGAAGATATAGATGAAAGTTATAAGTTAAAAGATGGTATAGGAATGCAGTTGGGGTTAATATGATCAAGATCAGAAAAATATCAAAGAAAGATGATTTATCTTCGATTAACAATAAAAATTACGACTTATTTATTTATGGTGAGGATATAGATGAAAGAACATCATTTGTTCTTAATGAAGTGAAGATTCGCCCTCAAATAAATATAAAATACAACAACATTAAGTATGATTTAATAATTGATAAATCAAGTTTCAAATTAAACAATGCATTTAATTATTTCAAAAACAAAGAACTAAAATCAATTCTAATTGACACTACATCCTTAGATTTTCCTGACCTTTTGTATACATTGGACGCTATAAATAAATCAAGTAAAGAAATAGAAATAACATTAATTTACGTTGAACCTGAGCAGTATAAAAAACAAAAATCAATGTTTGAAGAAGATGAAGAGTTTATATTAAGTGATAATAAAAATTCATTCTCTGCCCTTCCACTTTTTGCGATAAGTAATCAAACCAATATAAATATCAAATCAACACTAATCTCATTTCTCGGATTTGAAAACTTTCGTCTTGGACAAGTTCTAGAAGCTGATGATGGAGCTAATTACAGTAGATTAGTAGCTTTATTCTCTGTTCCTGCTTATCAAGCAGGGTGGGAAAATAAATCCCTTAAGAAACACACCCAGTATTTTAAACAACTGAAGACTCAGTTAACACTTTATCCGGGTAATAATCCTTATGAGGTTGAAAAGGTTTTAAGTAAAATATATAAGGGGTGTGAGAAAATGGTGGTGGTTTCTTTGGGAACAAAGCCATCAGCTATTGGAATTATTACGTTTCTTATTAATAACGTACGAAATAACTCATTAAAAAAGCAACTTGGAGCGATGTATGACTACCCGATAAAAACCAAAAATAGAAGCTCAGGCATTGGGGAAATATATATTTATGAATTACACTCCACAACAGAATAAAAACTCTAGTAAAGAGAAGTGCTTTTTATTATAAAATGCATAATAAATTATAAACCTGCTGTGTCAAGCACGTACCCGTTCAATCGCTTCCAGTACGTGGGCGCGGTGGGTTCTACGCTCGTACAGGTTTTTGATTAAGCCGCTGGCTCTCAAATCAAGATTTAGCTTTTCTTGGTATTCCTGAGGCCAGAGGCAAATGTTGTACGGGAGTCCGGGCGGGAGATAATCCGATTGCCCGGCCATGGTTACGCCCTCGACTCAGCCGCCAGGCGTTTCATGATGTTGGGTTCGCTGGGGAGTGGCCCGGCCTTTACTTTGTTGAGTAGTTCCAGTCTTACCGGGGTATCTGCTTTAAGAATGTGCTCAACTCTATCCAGTGGCATTTTTAGCATGACTGAAATACGTTGCGGGGAACGACCAAGGCGCTGTAATTCATAAATGCCGGTCATAACACGGCGGCCATAGCTAATACGGTTGCCGATTTTCACCATGGCACCATGTTCAATGACAGGTTCAGCCACCTTATCCAGCTTTGGTGCGGGAACGTATGGGACACGCAGACGAGCGCGAGCTGCTTGATTGATACGATCTATTATTGCCGGGCCGTGGTCGCAGCCATCGTCAATAACCGGACGTTTTTCATTGATGTATTCATTGATTGTATGCATGGTCTTGCCTCTTTGGGTTAGTTCACACGCTGGTCAGGCGCGGTTAAAATTTAGATGTTGAATAGCTCTTTTCTTTGGCCGGTGGCCTTGATGCCTCTTTTGCTATTCGGCTGGCTTCCTTTGCCACCAGCTGATCCACCGGCAGAAAGTGGCCGTTTTTAAATTCCTGATAAACGGTGCCGGGCTCGCCAAATCGGTTTTTGGTTACAATGGCCTCGGCAAATCTGGCCGCCGGACTATCAGCGTTATAAACCGCTTCTCGATACAACATAATGATGCTGTCAGCATCCTGCTCGATGGAACCGGAGTCTCTGAGATCGGAACTGATGGGCCTGCGGCTACCCGGTGGCCGTTCATCCACTTTTCGTGATAACTGGCTAAGGGCAAAAATCGGGGTATTTATCCGACCGGCCAGTGTTTTTAAGCCGCGTGAAATGATGCCGACTGATAGGTCATTACGCTCCGCCTTTGGTTTGGTAATCAGGCCAAGATAATCAACCATCACCATTCTTAATTGTGGGTACCGGCGCTTGTGTGTTTCGGCGATGGCCCGTATCTGATCGATGGTCAGTTCGCTGGCATCAACAATCCAAATATCACGGCCATTCAATGCCTGTAGTGCGGAGTTAATGCGCGCCCAGTCCTCGTCACATAAGGTTTTAGGGTCACGCAATTTTGACACTGGCAAATTACCGGCCCCGGCAACGGAACGCTCCACCATCTGTAGGGAAGCCATTTCCATACTGAATATCAGCGCCCCACCGCCGTTCTGTGTAGCCCCCTCAACAATCTTCAACGCAAACTCGGTCTTACCCATCCCCGGACGCCCGGCGATAACCACCAAATCCTGCGGGTTAAAGCCGCCGGTGATAGCATCCAGCTCGACTATGCCGCTTTGCAGGTTCATTGACTCAATTTCACCATTCATGCGCTTATCCAGCATGTCCATATAGCCGGGCAATAAGTCATTCAGATGCACCGGGATAATGCCGCCGCTATCTGCCGTCATATCGATCAGTTGTGTTACCGCGCCCTGTATCACCTGATCGCGCTGCTCCTGATTGTTCGCCCCCCTGATGCCGTCAGCCGCGGTCTGAAATAATGCGGTCATGGTGCGGCTATACCAAATCTTACGGGCATAGGCGGCATAGCCTTTCAGGTTTGCCACGTTGCCCGGCATACGGACAATTTCAGATAACGTAGCCAGACTACTACCGCCCAGCGCCTCACTGACGAACAGGACATCGATCATCCCTTTGGTCAATGCCTGCTTTTTAATTTCCGCATAGGCAGAACGATAAATCCTGATGCTAAATGCCTCTTCCGGCAGTGTGGCAATAACCTCCAGCGCATCAGGGGTTGAGCCGCCATACAGCAGACCGGATAGAATTGCCGCTTCTAACTCTTGAGGTTTCATAGCGCACCGTCGCGCGTTTTTCTCAACACGTCCGGTTTCATCAAATAATCAAAATTGGCGCGCCAGTGGGAACCATCATCACCACCGAAATAAAACACGGTTGCCTGTCCGCGAAAGGCTTCGAAGTAGCTCTGGAACGCTTCAAGGTCTTTAGTTTTGAGGTATTGGAGTAATTCGCGGATGGCGTGTTTACGGTCCTGATCGATTTCAGCCGGTGGCAAAACATCGCTGAATACACGGTTATACGCAGCAATGACCTCATCGCAATCAATCCGCCCAGCAGACTCAGACCATGCACGGGCATCAGCCAGATAACCATCGAACCGGTTTACACGGCAGATATTCGCAGGTTTGGCATACTTGCCGTTGCGGGGTTTCCAAGTGCTAACCACCCAGAGGGCCACTAATTTCAAATCAGCCAGCGCGTAGGCTTTACGTGATTTAGTTGCCGTCAGCAAGGTTTCGAATGGGCTAGAATCTTCACACCGGGTGTGAGTGAGTTCGTTGTAATAAGCCAACGCCTTTTCAGCGTCAGCGAGAATATTTTCGGTTTCCCCTTGAGGGGTAAGGGGTGTATTTGGATCTATGACTGGTTCAAGAGAGTGACTGGTTCTGGGTGCAGCATTTGCACCACTAACCGGTGCACCATTTACACCAGAGGGTGCAGGAGATTCACCATAGGGTGCAGCATTTGCACCAGCGGAATTTAAGCGCAGGTGATAAACATTTGAGCGATTTAAGCCATTTTCAGATTTACGTTCTTCAATCCTAACCAACCCACTCTTGACCAGTTCTTGAATATGATTCTGTACTGAGCGTTCTGATATTTCACACTGATCAGCAATGTAAGGAACCGATGGCCAGCACTCGCCCTGATCGTTGGCATTGTCGGCTAATTTTATCAGTACCAATTTACGTAACGGGTTGCCGACTTTGATACTCATGGCCCGAGCCATTAGATTCATACTCATAGTCAGATCCCCAGCGCTGCAGCTATTTGCCGACAGGCAGACTGATAATCGTCAGGCGATAGGTTCATCCCGCGCAGGTCGGCTTTCTTTTGTTCATACTGCTCCCACACGCTATAGGCGGCTACCTGACGCCCGGCAAAAATAGGGGCGATGTCAGCCATGCTTGCCGGTTGGCCGTTAAGCCGGAATCCGTTGCGCCAGGTGATTTTGTCGATAGATGTAAGCATTGGTCTTGCCTCTGTTTTATACGGTGGTCAGCCGGTGGTGTTGTGGTCTGATTGCGTGAAGTGCCGCAACAGCGCCCGATATCCTTTGTGACATGTCACAGCCATCTAATAGAACCGCGCTAATTGCTGCGGCAAACTCTCGACTGGCAATCGAAACCAAATAATTCACGGTCTCGCCATTCACCCTGGCCCGCCGTTCTGCCGGGAGTGCCGCTTTAAGTACCGGTGATAATTCCAAGACCTTGCGCATTGATGCTTTTGAATCCCCGCGCAGCCAGCGAAATAACTGCTGCCGGTTGTTGTTAATAGACTTCCAATCAGCGCCGCCCTGCCCGTTTTCAATGGGAGTGAGACGAACTGAACCGGTGTTGATATTGAGCAAGAAAAACATTCTGCTGATCTCGATAGCTACATGCTCCTGCCCCCGCTCTGCCGCCCACGCCTGAACTTCGGCTTTAAGGGCTTTAATTTCTTGTTCCACGTTGCGTCTCCTGTCGCAGGAAATTGATTATTGATAATCAGATTTGTGAGTGGGATTGGGTTAGGCTGCACTTCGATACATAGCGGGGTCATATTTCAGTTCGCCATGAGTCATGCGTTCAATCTTCATTGCCTGTTTCTCAGGGATAATTGCCCCCCAACGGCAAACTGCTGGGTGCTTTATGCCTAAGGCCGTGGCGGTATTCACTACCCCACCAAAAAACTTGACGACATCTTTCTTGTTCATAGGAACTCCTTGTTTAACTCAGGATGAAAGGTAACAAAAGGTACATAACAATGCAAACACTTTTCACCTCACTATGGCGTAACATTGGTTACATGAAAAATGAAATGAATGACCGCATCCGTCTTCGCAGACTGCAGCTAGATCTCACGCAAGTCCAATTAGCCAAAGCTATTGGGGTGAGCCGTGTATCAGTGACAAAATGGGAGTCAGGAATCACTAAACCAGATGGGGAAAATCTTCACCGGCTGGCGCAAATACTTTCATGCACGCCAGAGTGGTTACTCTATGGTACCGGAGATTTACGTCAGGTTGACGATACGAAGATTAAGCCCCTCGTCGCTGTGCCTAATGCCATACCTGTCATCTCATCCGTTCAAGCCGGTGCCTGGACAGAAACCTACTCCGCCGCCCGTATCTCTGATGTTCTTAGATGGTGCAACACCACAGTGAAGGTTTCTGAAAACGCATTTGGTTTGGATGTTCGGGGTGAGTCAATGACCAACCCCAATGGTTCCCCTTCTATCCCCGAGGGGTCTACCGTTATCGTAGAACCTAATTATGGTTCTATTGATGATTTGTACGGTAAAATAGTGGTCGCCATCATTGATGGCAGCTCCGAGGCCACCATTAAAAAGTTAGTTGTTGATGGCCCCAATAAATACCTAATGCCTTTAAATCCCAATTTCAAACCCATCGAAATAAACGGCAATTGCCGTATTCTCGGTCGCGTTGTTCAGGTTACCCAAGACCTGTAATCAATAGCCCATCCCCCTGATGGGCTTTTTTATGCCCCTAAATGTAACTATTGGAACATTCCCTTATTGACACGAAAGGTAACTATAGGTACATTTCTCTCATCAACACGGCACAGTAGCCGATGCGAACAGGCAGGACGCCCACGAAGTAGCTGCCGGTGGCATACGAAACACCGGATGATTCGCAAGTTTAGGTTTAGTACGTTCTGGCAGCTGGGAAGACAGCACCAAATTACAGACGTAAAAAAACCCACCGAAGTGGGCTTCTTTACCCCGGGTCACCGACCAAAGTTAACCGGGAATTGCTAACGGGGACCAACCCGTTAACAGAGGCAAGACCAACGGCTTACGCCATCGACCTTAAAATCAGTATATCAGGAGTTGCTATGACAGCACTACAGATAACCACCACGCTCTATATCCATGTTAATCCGCATTCAGCATTGAAAGATAATCGTTTTATCGTGTGTACCAGTGACATGTCACAATCAGCACCAGCCTATGCGTTACTCGAAACCCGCGAAATCACTCTGGCGTTCGACGAACCCGATCCATTTGAAATCATCAGTAAGCAGGTTGATTCACTACGCGCTCAGAAAGAGCGAGTCGCGGCGGAATCATATCGGCATCAGTTGCTAATTGATGATCAGATTCAGGCGTTGCTCTGCATCGAGCACACCACGCCAGCAAACGTCTCTGACGATAGCGACATTCCTTTTTAATTAGCCCTATATCAAAGACCAAGATCCGTTTGAAAACCAAAGAGGCAAGACCAACATGACTGTATTTATTTGCTTATTCGAGCCGAAAAAAGCGGCTGTCAAAAATGGGGCTATCCCATTGGTTATAGCGCTGGAAGCTATCAATAAGAAAATGGCATCCGCACTGGCCATCGCTAAATTGTGGGAATCCTACCCCGCCGCTGGCGATAACTTTGCTGATCCGAAAGTCTGTGAGGATACCGTTGGGCAACCGCGCCCTGTGGTTGGTGAGTTCGACGAACAGTTCGCCCAGGAGAATACTTTTGATGGCAAAGCATGGACGCCAAATACTGCGGCATTGTCAGAAGATGATGATGAGAACGGCGACGAACCCGCTGATGATGCCAGTTTAGTGAACTACGCCAAACTGGGCATTGATGTCAAAGTCGGCAAAATCCTAATGTATGACTTACGTGACATCGATACGCACGAACTATCACTGGTATATGACCTGGTTAACGACGATGAGGGTGATGCCGGGCTACGTTCCATTATAACCGCGTTAGCAGGCATACCGGCTATAGGGGCAATGTATCAAGAATCGGTCAAAGAGCTGATCGACGCTATCAATGTGAAATTCCCGAAAACACCTCAATTCCCAGAAGTTCGAAAATTCGCTCAAAAATGGGTTGATGAACCCAATAAGCGGGACGAGTTAACCGGGACGAAAAAAGTCACCCGCATAGATACACCCGCCCCTGATGCGCCAATTAAACGCAGCTTTGAACACACATATAAAACGCTTGATCTCGAAGTTGCCCTCGCCCTGGTACCGGCTGATTTTAACTGCTGGGAAATCCACTCAGCAGAAATGAAGCAAGCAAAAGAGTTGATGGACGGTAATGATGATGCCTGGCGCAAATGGTCAACCGAATTGCGCGTTCGTAGTGATGCGTTGTCTATTCCGCGTGAAACCATCTTTGAGATCATTCGCGTGGGTAAAAAGAAACCTATCTTCCTGACCAATGCCGCCGCCAGAAAAGAATTTATCGCACAATGTATCGCCGTCAAAGGGCCGCAGCCTGCGGTTAAAAATTTGGGTGACGGTAAGTTCTCTATTGATGGTCTGGTCGGTGGTGAACCCCAACCGGCGGCAAACAGTGAAACAAAACTGGCACTGGTTGCCAATTCTGAGCCAGAAACTGAAACAAAACCGCCAATCGTTGCAACAGAACAGGAACCCCCCGCACAGGAACCCATCACCGATAACACCGCTCAACAGGCTAAAGTAACCTTAGATCAGTTGGGTTACAGCGTTTATGCCTCGACTGATAAGAAGCCGGCAGAGGTTATTGATACGGCGCAACCAAGCACGGTTGCTAGCGTAGAAGTTACTGTTGATGAGTTCCAACACCGTGCCGGGTTGATTGAGCAAGAGATTGCGCAGAAGCCCCCTCAGGAGCAAGAAAATCTGCATATTTGGAAATCGGTACAACGCACCGACCCACGCTTTACCAAACCTGTAGAGGGTGCGGGATATGTTGCTACCAGCATTAACGCTGAATATATGTTTATGCGGGCCACGGAAGTATTCGGCCCCATCGGTGAGGGTTGGGGCTATACCATTCTTGAAGAAAAGATGCTGGCAGGCGCGCCAATGTCCGAGGCTATTTACGACGATAACAAGAAATACATTGGCAACCGACTTATTCGTGATGCCGATGGCACACTGATATGCGAACAGAATCACTCAATCAAAATTCAATTCTGGTATTCAATGGAGGGAGAAGTACGTGGCGAGATCGAAAGCTACGGAGCCACCCCTTACATGTATAAAACCAATAAAGGGATTAAGGCTGATAACGAGGTAATCAAAAAAAGCCTCACGGACGCCATTAAGAAAGCACTATCTATGCTGGGCTTTAGCGCTGACGTATGGCTCGGCATGCACGATAACCCCGAATATATGGCAGAAAATAACATTGAGTTTGCTATCAAAAATGCCAGTGAAAAAGCCGGTGACTCCGTGCGTCTGCGCAAAGAATTAGATGAGAAGTTAACTAAAGTCGGCAATACCATTTCGAATGCCGTCACCACCAATGAAGTGAATAAGATATATAGCACCATTACGCGAGAAATCGACGTACACCGCAAAGATGCCGACGCCAAAGCTGACAAAGAATACACCAACTACCTCAAAAGCCGCCTGCTTGCATTACATCGCTTAACCGAACAACGGGTTGCCGAACTTAACGCACAGGAGCAAACAGCATGAGCAATACAGCCATCGCATTAGCCGCAGACCTTTTCAAACTGCAACAGTTGGTTGAGTCCTCAGAGGAACTCACGCCAGAAATGATCGCCGATACGCTGGAGGGTTTAGAGGGGGCTTTGGGGGATAAGCTGGATGCAACCTATGTTTTTGTTCGTAACCTTGAGGGCCAGGCTAAAACCTGTGATGAGGAAGCTAAACGTCTGGCTGAGCGGAAAAGGTCATTCGAGAATCGGGCCAAATCGATCAAACAGTACGTCCTTAACTGCTTATTGGCCGCAGATATGAACACACTTAAAACGCCGTATAACACATTCACCGCACGCAAAGGTGTGGCCAGTGTGGTGATCGACAATGAAGACTTATTGTCCAGTGAATTGGTGACAGTGCAAACCACCGTAGCGCCCGATAAAAAAGCCATTAAGGAAGCCATAGAGAATGGTGTTGATGTTAAAGGTGCGCATATCGAGATCGGTAGCCGTAGCCTGCAGGTTCGCTAATTTCATCCCGCCCCAAACCAACGGGGCATTACTGAGGCAACACCCATGCTAAAGCGTACTCACAAACGCGGTGAAAAGTCCTATATCACACTCCCCGATGGACGAACAGGCACCATCCACACTGATCGCCGTTGTGATGTTCACTACGATTTTCCGGTAGATGTTCGAATTAGCAGCACCCCACCGCAGAAAGCACCCGAAAAATTGATTTTGCATAATCAGAAATAATCAACCTGCCCCGCTAGCATGGTGGAAATCCAACACCAGGGAAACCACCATGCAGCCATGGCAACCGGGCAAACGCCTATTAACCGACTTCGATATTAAGATCGGCAAATTATCAGCCAGTGTACGGAAACAACAACTCACCGACCACGATATACAGCGGGCCTGTTCTGCGACCGACAGAGCAATAACCCAAATGATACAGGGGCAAGACCATGAAAAACGACCACGACATAATCACCAAAGAGGAGATGATTGAGTTGACCGGTCATCACTACAAAACCAAACAATGTGACTCTTTACGCCGCTCGGGGATCTTTTTTATCCGACGCCCAGACGGACACCCGAAAACCACTTGGGGCCATTTTTTGAATCCAGTCAGTTTACGCGGTAAGCCGCTAGAGCCAGAAAAAGAAGAACCCAATTTCGAGGCCATGAACAGTGGCCGGTAAACGCAAGAACGCCGCAGACACGGCATTACCACCTCGGGTGTATCGTGGAAAATCGAAATATGAATTCCACCCCGCCCGCGGTGGCTCAATATCGCTATGCCCATTGGATGCACCTATTTCTCAAGTATGGTCATGCTACGAAAAAATAAATAATGAGCCATTAGAAAAAGCCAACTTGAATAAACTCATTGAACAGTTTTTCCGCTCTGTTGATTTTAATGAGTTAGCTGTTGAGACGCAGAAAGACTACCGCAAATATTCACTTAGAGTATTACCAGTTTTCGGGAAAATGGAACCAGACAACATAAAACCTGAACATATCAGGAAATATATGGATAGACGCGGGGTTGCCAGTAGAACACAGGCAAACCGTGAGAAAACTTTCCTATCGCGGGTTTATCGTTGGGGATATGAGAGGGGAATGGTAAAAGGCAACCCATGCAAGGGTGTTAAGCAATTTAAAGAGGTTAGCAGGGAACGATACATTACTGACGCTGAATATAGCGCTCTCTACAACGTAGCTCCGCCGATTGTAAAAGCGGCAATGGAACTCGCCTATCTTTGTTGCGCTCGGCAAGCAGACATCCTCGCCTTAAAAAAGTCACAGCTAATAGATGCCGGGGTATTTATACAGCAAGGGAAAACAGGAAAGAAACAGATCAAGGCATGGACGGAAAGATTACAGCAGGCCATCAAAATTGCAGATGGAATAGAAATCGCTCCAGGTGTGAGCAGTATTTATGTACTACATCAGCGGTCTGGGCATGGCTACACAAGAGATGGTTTCAATAGTCGGTGGCGCAACGCAAAATTATTGGCCGCAAAAACATTTTCCGAATTGGACTTTGATTTCACGTTTCATGATTTAAAAGCCAAGGGAATATCAGACTTAGAGGGAACCCTCGCAGAGAAGCAAGCCATTTCAGGGCACAAGAATACAGCCCAAACAGCAAGATATGATAGGAAAACAGAAATTGTGCCAGTGGTAGGCGGTCAGAAAAAGTGA